TTCGTCAACCAATAATTTTCGGGAAATCTCGGAAACGTCAACCAACTATCCGGTAACTCCGGATGGTTGGATAAGCTGTAGTGAGCGAATGCCGGATGATGGTCAGCACGTAATTATTTTATGTGATGGCGCATTCGTTCTTTATGCGCAATATCGAGACGGTGAGTTTTTTGATGTAGTCCGTAATGGTGATGAATTTTTCGAAACACAGAGCCGCAATGTAACCGACTGGATGCCGCTACCAGAACCGCCGCAGGAGGTGCGCCAATGATCTGGCCTGAAGCCTTTGCAATTACAGGCGTTGCTATAGCTATTGATTTTTTAGTATATGTTATTTGTCGGTGGGGGTAAAAACGTTCGCCGGGATTCACACCAAAGGAGGGAATATGTCGGATGATATTTCACTGGCAATGGAAGGTGCGCTGGCTGTTATTGCTGTTGTGGGCGTTTACTGCCTGGTTGTGTTTTTGATGGATCGACTAGGGAACTGAATTCATTACGATATGGGAATTCCCATATCGGGTAAAAACGGTTTGCGGTAAAGCGAGAGTTAAGTAGAATTGCTGCGGGTGCTTGAGGCTGTCTGCCTCGGGCATGCCACCGTAAGGTAGACAGAGAAAAGCCCCAGTTAACATTACGCGTCCTGCAAGACGCCTAACATTAATCTGAGGCCAATTTCATGCTAGACACATGTAGGTTAGCCTCTTACGCGCCGAAAGGCAAGGAGAAGCAGGCTATGAAGCAGCAAAAGGCGATGTTAATCGCCCTGATCGTCATCTGTATTACCGTCATAGTGACGGCACTGGTAACGAGGAAAGACCTCTGCGAGGTACGAATCCGAACCGGCCAGACGGAGGTCGCTGTCTTCACAGCTTACGAACCTGAGGAGTAAGAGACCCGGCGAGGGAGAAATCCCTCGCCACCTCTGATGAATCAGGCATCCTCAACGCACCCGCACTTAACCCGCTTCGGCGGGTTTTGTTTTTTCCTGGCATTCTGGTTTACAATTCGCACGCCAGCCTGAACAACTGGCACCTGCTGCGCCAGCAGAGACAACCGATGGCGCACGATACCAAATTATACAATTCTGATGATTCTGCCGTCTTTGCCAGCAGGCGCGGACGGTGTTTTTACGCATTCAAATCTGACTGGTACCAGCATCCCCCATGCACTGAAGAACAGGCCGAATGGCTCATTCAGTGTTACCGCAGGCGCGGATGCGAGGTTAAAAAAGCCCTTAGCCTCGACTACCGTCACTGGATAATCTCCGTCAGGCTCCCTTACTCCGAACGGCCACCGCGTCCGTCCCGCACATTCCAGCAACGGATCTGGAGGTAATGTGCGGGTATTACTTCGACCTGTTCTGGTACCGGAACTCGGTCTGGTTATCGTTAAGCCAGGCCGTGAATCAATGTCAGCATTCCATAACGGCAGAATACTGGTGGAGCCGGAACCAAAAAGCATGCGAGCTCTGCCGTCCGGGGTTGTACCTGCCGTTCACCAGCCGCTGGCGGAAGATAAATCACTACTGCCATTTTTCAGCGATGAGCGGGTGATCCGTGCTGCGGGTGGCGCTGGTGCACTGTCTGACTGGTTATTACGTCACGTGAAATCCTGCCAGTGGCTACACGGTGATTATCATCATAGCGAAACCGTCATTCACCGTTACGGTACCGGCGCGATGGTGTTGTGCTGGCACTGCGACAACCAGCTGCGGGAGCAGACATCTGATTCACTGGATCAACTTGCTCAACAGAATCTGGCCGCCTGGATGATTGACATCATCCGTCACGCAATGAATGGCGCACAGGAGCGTGAATTATCTCTGGCTGAATTATCCTGGTGGGCGGTCCGCAATCAGGTGGCGGACGCGCTACCGGAAGCGGTATTACGTCGTTCGCTGGGGTTGCGTGCGGAAAAAATCCGCTCCGTATACCGTGAAAGCGACATCATACCGGGAGAACAGACCGCCACCAGCATACTGAAGCAGCACACAAAAAATATTGCGCTACCGCCTCACACCCACCAGCAACAGAACCCACCACAGGAAAAGACGGTGGTCAGCATTGCCGTTGATCCGGAGTCTCCGGAATCCTTCATGAAACGGCCTAAACGTCGCCGCTGGGTAAATGAGAAATACACACGCTGGGTAAAGACACAGCCGTGTGCGTGTTGTGGTAAGCCAGCGGACGATCCTCATCATCTGATTGGTCATGGTCAGGGCGGAATGGGAACAAAATCCCACGATATTTTCACGCTACCGCTGTGTCGGGAGCATCACAACGAGCTTCATGCGGATCCGCTGGCGTTCGAAGAAAAGCATGGTTCCCAGGTTGATTTAATTTTTCGTTTTCTTGATCACGCCTTTGCGACCGGCGTGCTCGGGTAAAAGAGGTTACTGATGCTCATAGATTTGGTTTTACCTTACCCGCCGACGGTGAACACCTACTGGCGACGTCGTGGCAGCACATATTTTGTATCAAAAGCCGGTGAGCGTTATCGCCGGGCTGTGGCACTTATTGTTCGCCAGCAGCGGCTGAAATTAAACCTGTCCGGAAGGCTGGTGATAAAGATTATTGCAGAGCCACCGGATAAGCGCCGTCGTGACCTGGACAATATTCTGAAAGCGCCGCTGGATGCGCTGACGCATGCGGGGTTGCTAATGGACGATGAGCAGTTTGATGAAATCAATATTGTGCGCGGTCAGCTCGTTCCTGGTGAGCGGCTGGGGATAAAAATCACAGAACTGGAGTGCGCATGAATAACCACTATTTACAGTTTGTGCGTGAGCTGCTCATTATCGCTACCGCCGATTTGAGTGGGGCAACAAAAGGTCAGCTTGAAGCCTGGCAGGAGAATGCCATGTTCGATACAGGGCGTTACAGGCGAAAAAAAATCCGGTACCGCGATGAAGTGACTGGAAAAATGATAACGCGGGATAATCCACCAATCCCGGGAAAGCAATCGCTGGCGAAGGTGACGTCAATTCCTCTGGTCAGTCCGGTTGAGTTTTCGACATCATCGTGGCGGCGGGCTGTTCTGTCTCTTGAAGAACATCATAAAGCCTGGTTGTTGTGGTGTTACAGCGGGAGTATTTGTTGGGAATATCAGATCGCGATAACACAGTGGGCGTGGAATGAATTTAATACTCAATCCGGTACCAGAAAAATTGCAGGGAAAACGCAGGAACGCCTGAAAAAATTAATCTGGCTGGCGGCGCAGGCAGTAAAAGCAGAACTTTTTGGTGGGGAAGGTTATGAATACAAGGAGCTGGCATTACTGGTGGGAGTGACAACTAAAAACTGGTCCAAAACATTTACTCGTCACTGGGTTGCAATGAAACACATTTTTCACCGACTGGATAGTGAGGCTTTATTGTTTGTAATGAGAACGCGTTCAAAACAAAAGGCGGCATTTTCAAAGCAAAGTGTTGCAAAAGTAGATTGAAAGGCATATATTTCATGCAAATCTGATATTTTGCCGATTTTGTACGTGATGGCAAAAGCAAACAAAACCCGCCCACAAGCGGGTTTTTTTGTGCCACTTATCTCGGATAGACATGGTGAATGCGCTGGTGGAGGAAGTAAGGGTAATTTTTAACCAGGTGATTCTTGAATGCTTGCAACATTGATTTCGTAACGTTATTATCCTGCGCCCGGCCCTTTAGCTCAGTGGTGAGAGCGAGCGACTCATAATCGCCAGGCCGCTGGTTCAAATCCAGCAAGGGCCACCATCACATACCGCCATTAGCTCATCGGGATAGAACGCCAGCCTTCGAAGCTGGTTTCGCGGGGTTCGAGTCTCCGATGGCGGTCCATTATCGGTATTCTGCGTTTTTAGCTCAGCAGGACAGAGCAATTGCCTTCTAAGCAATCGGTCACTGGTTCGACTCCAGTACAACGCGCCACACTTATTTTCCCGGCTCGCTTTTGCGGGCCTTTTTTGTATCTGCGCCACGCCCGGCACATACCAACCACAGAGCCTTTCGGGGGGGAGCTTACGGAGTGGTCAGTGTGACTTTCTCTGTGGGCAGATCGCTCCCGGGCGTTGGCTCACCCACCCAAAGGAACGTCACGATGTTTGGTATTTTTGGTAAAGAAAGCCCGCAGAGCGGCAGCGGAAATTAAAAAGTTTGAGAAACGCGATCTGGCACAGGCGGTGATTAACGCTGCATACCTGGTGGCCTATGCAGATGGTGAATGCGAGGCATCCGAGAAAGCGAAGATCGAACAGGTCTTACGTAATCAGCCTGCGTTGTCTGCGTTTACCTCGGAAATTAATGCGATTAGCGCAACTATTATCGGTCAGCTGGATACCAATTTTAAAATTGGTCGTCGTGCCGCGTTACGCGAGATTGAGGATGTGAAACACGATACGCGTGAAGCGGAAGATGTGCTGGATGTGGCGGTGGCCATTGCGGAGGCAGACGGCGAAATTGAGCCGGAAGAGCGCAAGGTGCTGGAAGAGATTGCCGGTGTTCTGGGTCTTCGTCTGGAGAATTACCTGTGACGGTAAAACTGCGCCTGACTGTGGCTGCACTCCTGCTGTTTCTGGTGGTGATGGTGGATTTCACCAGCAGAATCATGTCGGTGCTGGCGGATGGGGTGCTGGTCTGCGGCATTATGGTATTGCTGTGGCCGGTGATAAAAAGAAACAGCCTGCATAATGCTTGATTTTTTTGTTTGCTGTTTATTAAAAACACTTCTGCATGGTGAATCCCCCTGTGCGGTGGGGCAATCAGCAAGAAGGAATATGGGGTAATCGCGGATTCAGGTGCTGATACTGAATTCACCGGGAGGCACCCGGCACCATGCTTTGCCACAAAAGTGTTATTTCTGTTTTTCTCAAACTATCATCGTTATCCCTTTATTTTCGGCTGCGCATGGCGCGGCCTTTTTTTACGACCAGCCACTGGCAGATGGTCATCCTGTGATTTGATTCCGCTTCCGGCTTTTTAACTCTGTTCCTCTACACGGGAGAAATTCGATGTCGATTAAACATTATGATGTTGTCAGGGCGGCGTCGCCGTCAGACCTTGCGGAAAAGCTGACACACAAACTGAAAGAGGGCTGGCAGCCATACGGCGGACCGGTTGCCATTACGCCGTACACACTGATGCAGGCGGTGGCTATTGAAGGAGAGCCACAGGTCGGCCCTTCATCTGAGCCGGATTGGTACTACGTCATCGTACTGGCCGGGCAGTCCAATGCCATGGCTTACGGTGAAGGGCTTCCGCTGCCGGATTCATACGATGCTCCGGATCCGCGCATTAAACAGCTGGCGCGCCGCAGTACAGTGACGCCGGGCGGGGCTGCCTGCAGATATAACGATATTATTCCGGCCGACCACTGCCTGCATGATGTGCAGGATATGAGTACGCTGAATCATCCGAAGGCAGACCTGAGCAAAGGGCAGTACGGCTGTGTCGGCCAGGGTTTACATATTGCCAAAAAACTGCTCCCGTATATCCCGAATAACGCGGGGATCCTGCTGGTACCATGCTGTCGTGGTGGTTCGGCATTTACCCAGGGCGCGGAGGGGACATTCAGCGAGTCCACGGGGGCCAGTCAGGATTCGGCACGCTGGGGGGTGGGCAAGCCGTTATATCAGGATCTGATTTCCCGCACAAAAGCGGCATTGCAGAAAAATCCCAAAAACGTTCTGCTGGCCGTCTGCTGGATGCAGGGTGAGTTTGACATGAGCGCCGCCACCCACGCACAGCAACCTGCGCTGTTTACAGCCATGCTGACACAGTTTCGTGCTGACCTCTCCGTGTTTAACGCGCAGTGCCATGGTGGCAGCGCTGCAGATGTGCCGTGGATTTGTGGTGACACGACGTATTACTGGAAAAATACATACGCTACCCAGTACGACACCGTGTACGGCGGGTATAAAAACAGGGAGAGTGAGGGCGTTTATTTTGTGCCCTTCATGACAGACGGTAACGGCGTCAATACCGCCACTAACGCGCCGGCAGAAGATCCGGATATTCCGGCATCAGGATATTACGGTGCGGCATCGAGAACGAATGGAAACCAGGTATCATCAAACCGCCCGACACATTTCAGTTCATGGGCGCGCAGGAGCATTATTCCGGATCGTCTGGCAACCGCTATTCTGAACGCAGCCGGGCGCACCTCAGCCTTCATCAGTGGTAAGGCACCGGAAATCAAACCCTCGCCCGGCGGCAACACGCCATCGGGTCCGTCTGCAGATACGTCCGTTCGCACAATCTCCCTGCTGCCGGCAGCCGGAGAGGCTGCTGCGCAGGGCTGGAGCATTAAGGATGGCGGAATTCAGTTGTCAGATGGTGTATTTAAGATCACCAGGCAGAGCAATAAAACCTGGTCCCTGACGCATCCGGTGGATGACGCAATTACCCTGCTGACACAGGGCGGCAGACTGACCTGTAAGTTCCGCCTGTCAGGCGCGCTGACCAACAATCAGTTCGGGCTGGGGATTTATCTGTATACGGATGCTCCCGTTCCTGATGGTGTGGCGATGACGGGTACCGGTAATCCGTTCCTGATGTCGTACTTCACTCAGACCACTGACGGCAGGGTGAATCTGATGCATCACAGGAAAGCCGGAAACACGAAGCTGGGGGAGTTCGGCGATTACGGTAACGACTGGCAGACGCTGGAGCTGGTGTTCACCGCCGGCAGTGCCATGGTTACTCCGAAACTGAATGGAGTGGCTGGCCCGGCATTCCAGGTTATAAAAGACAGTCTGACACTGGGACTGAATGCGCTGACGCTGACGGATGTTACAAAAAATGCAGCGTATGGCGTTGAGATAGAAAGTCTGATGCTGGAGATAAATGCACCGGCAGCATAATAAAAAAACAGCCAGTACTGACTTTCGTCGGAGAAGTACTGAACCGCCCCGGGTTTCCTGGAGAGTGTTTTATCTGTGAACTCAGGCTGCCAGATCATCGTTTCCGATGGAAGCATAATAAGCTTTTTCTGCTTCTGCCGGAGGAGTATGGCCCAGCCTTCCCAGCAATCGTCGATTGTTATACCAGTCCACCCACGTTAGTGTGGCCAGTTCCACTTCTGCACGGTTTTTCCAGCTCTTACGGTGTATTACCTCCGCTTTGTAAAGACCATTGATGCTCTCAGCCATCGCGTTGTCATACGAGTCGCCTGTACTCCCTGTTGATGCCAGTAATCCGGCTTCTTTTAGTCGCTCCGTATAGGCCAGTGACACATACTGAGAGCCTTTATCGCTGTGATGGATGGTGCCAGACGGACGACGGGCCCACAACGCCTGCTCCAGCGCATCCAGCACGAATGTCGTTTCCATAGACGATGAGACCCGCCACCCCACGATGTATCCGGCAAACACATCAATGATAAACGCCACATAGACGAAGCCCTGCCATGTGCTGACGTAAGTAAAATCAGCCACCCACAGCTGGTCAGGTCGTTCTGCCACGAACTGACGGTTTACGCGGTCGCCTGCGGCAACGGCTTTCCGGCTGATGGTCGTACGGACCTTTTTACCCCGGAGAACACCGGCAAGTCCCATAACCGCCATGAGACGTGCCACTGTACATCTGGCCACCCTGATTCCTTCCCGTAACAACTGACGCCAGACTTTACGCACACCGTACACCTGATGATTTTCATCGTATACGCGCTGTATCTCTCTCTTCAGCCAGTCGTCGTGCTGCGCACGGGCACTGCGTTTATCCGGATGATGTCGCTGTTGCTGACAATGGTAATACGTTGACGGGGCAATATGCAGTTCGCTGCATACCGGTCCGACCCCGTACTGCTCACGCAGCTTATCCAGCAGTGGCATCATTTTTTCCAGAGGCGGTCGAACTCCGCCTTCGCAAAATAAGCGGAAGCCTGGCGAAGGATATCGTTACTGCGGCGCAGTTCACGATTTTCACGTTCCAGCTCTTTCAGACGCTGACGTTCAGCGCTGGTGAGCCCACCATCACCGCCCCCGGTATCCCGCTCATGCTGGCGAACCCAGACACGCAGAGTCTCCGGCGTACAGCCAATCTTTGGGGCAATGGAACAAATTGCCGCCCACTGTGAGTCATATTCATCCTGACTTTCCAGAACCATACGAATCGCCCGCTGACGGACTTCGGGGGAAAAACGAGTATTTTTAGTCATCCTGTTTACCTCTTTCTCAGGGAGTTTAGTCTCCAGGATTTCCGGGGCGGTTCATACTGGCTAAGAAGGATAGTTGGGTTTCACATGATACTTATATCTGGCAGTACATTTTCTGACAGACAGTGATGGGTGTTGTCAAGATATTGTGTCATTTATAACCTGAATCAGGGGGGGGAGCCGGAATGTTATCTGGCATTTTTAGCAGAGCCTGAATGCCATAATCACGGCTCCCGGCGTTGGCCGTCAGTGGGCGACACTGGCGGCTTTTTGTTTTCCTTTACTTTCATTTTCTGTCGGCGGTGACGGAGACATACATCAGATGGAAAAAATCACAACAGGTGTGTCATACACCACGTCAGCGGTGGGGACGGGATACTGGTTACTGCAGCTGCTGGACAAAGTCTCTCCGTCCCAGTGGGTGGCAATCGGTGTGCTGGGGAGTCTGCTGTTTGGCCTGCTGACATATCTGACGAACCTGTATTTCAAGATTAAAGAAGACCGGCGTAAGGCGGCGCGGGGAGAGTAAAGCGATGAAGAAAAAATACGAACTGGGTGTTAAAGGGATAAATAATTACCCGGATAAGATTACTGTTACTGTGGCACCGGAAATTGGTGGGTATCCGTCACTGTTGTTGCCAGATGTGGCGATTAGTCTTGACCGTACTGAAGGTGCCACGCTGGAGTTTTACGAAGCTGAGGCGAAAAAGCAGGCGAAGCAGTTTTTCATGGATGTTGCTGCCGGGTTATGTGAAGGGGATGGTCCGTTGCCGGAAAAGCGCCCCGTAATTTTAGAGGCGCAGGATGTGTTGATAACCTACAGAGGAAAACTACCGGGAATAATTACGGGTTCTCTGAAGACTCCACCGCTGGCCTGAAGACTTAACATATCCAGGGATTTGAAATCGATAAACCCTGATAAATATCCATGAACGCAAAAATCAGATACGGCCTGTCGGCTGCCGTTCTGGCGCTGATTGGTGCAGGGGCGTCTGCGCCTGAAATCCTCGACCAGTTTCTTGACGAAAAAGAAGGTAACCACACCACGGCATACCGTGATGGTGCGGGTATCTGGACCATCTGCCGCGGTGCCATCCTGGTGGATGGTAAACCTGTCGTTCCGGGCATGAAGTTGTCGAAGGAAAAATGCGACCAGGTTAACGCCATTGAACGTGATAAGGCGCTGGAGTGGGTGGAGCGCAATATTAAAGTACCGCTGACCGAACCCCAGAAAGCGGGGATCGCGTCATTCTGTCCGTACAACATTGGTCCCGGTAAGTGTTTCCCGTCGACGTTTTACAGACGAATTAATGCAGGTGATCGCAGGGGAGCGTGTGAGGCGATTCGCTGGTGGATTAAGGACGGTGGCAGAGACTGCCGTATTCGCTCAAACAACTGCTACGGTCAGGTTTCACGGCGTGACCAGGAGAGCGCGCTGGCGTGCTGGGGAATTGACAGATAAGCAGAATATTTTGCTGAAAAATGCGGTTTGCTCACACTGGCGGATAACACGAAATCCTGCGAACTGGCAAAAACTAAGTGAATAAAAGTAAAACCCCGTTTGTTGGCCGCAAACGGGGTTTTGTGTTTCTGACCTTGAGTAAGGCAAGGGAGAACATGGGAAAGTATAAACGAATTCTGTTGAGATTGACTATGAAAAACGGCCTTGAACTGAAAGCGCCTGTAACTGATGACGTCAGCAGAGCGCTGGCTTTTGCTATTAAGTGGGTGGCGGTCGGTATTGCTGTGTCTCCGATGCTGTATGGGCTGGCAAAACTGGTCATTGCGTTGAAATCGTGAAGAGGATTAAGCATGTCAGACAAGCTCATAACGCTGGCGAAGATCCTCTGTGTAATCGTCGGCATTTCATTTTCACTAATGCTGGTTGCTATTTGCTTTTCCACTGCCTGGCGCGTCTTAACTTTGTCATGGCTGGTGGGGTGAGGGGGATATGAACCGTGTTCTGTGTGTGGTGATTATTGTCCTGCTGGTAGCCTGTGGTGTGCTTAGTCTGGGGCTGAATCATTACCGCGATAACGCCATTACCTACAAAGCGCAACGCGATAAAAAAGCCAGTGAGCTGAAGCTGGCGAACGTGACAATTACTGATATGCAGGTACGCCAGCGTGATGTCGCTGCACTTGATGCCAGATACTCGAGGGAATTAGCCGATGCGAGAGCTGAAAATGAAACTCTGCGTGCTGATGTTGCCGCTGGTCGTAAGCGCCTGCGCATCAACGCCAACTGTCCAGGCTCCTTGCGTAAAGCCCCCATCACCTCCGGCGTGGATAATGCAACCGGTCCCCGACTGGCAGAAGCCGCTGAACGGGATTATTTCATCCTCAGAGAACGGCTGATGGCAATGCAGAAGCAACTGGAAGGAGCACAGGAATATATCCGTACCCAGTGTATACCGTGATGTTTTGTTATGAAGGTGTTACTGGTAACGTTAAGGTAATTTAACAAAGAGTCAGTTCCGGACTTTATAGTGTGCTCAGTTCATGGCCAAAAACGATTTCTGTGATAAATATTTTGAATATTATTTACAGATAAATGAAGTTGGGCACATGGATAGAAATATTACAATAGAGTATGAAGTATATGCCCGTATTGTATGGGCAGAGAAGGCAAAAACATGGTAATTCCGTGTGTTGCCATGATACCTGATTGGCAGAATTGTTGTTTGGTTTTGAGTATATAGTCAGCGTCTTTTGTTCGGTAATTGCTCTTTCAATTAAAATGCCAGATATGATTTGCTTTTCTTTGTTGTTTAGTTTTTTTGTATATTATTTTTATTGTTTTTATATAATTAGTTTTTTATTGTTGTCTTATTAAGGACGGTAAATTCAGGATGGCAGTCTGTAGATAAACGGAGGTTACTTATGCTACATGATCACCTGGCAGAATGTCTGGAGAAAAAAGGACTGTACCGGAGAGCAGCTGAACGATGGGCAAAAGTGATGGTACAGCTAAGTGATGACCAGAAAAGAAAAGTGGCGGCACAGAAACGAGCAGAGTGTTTGCGTAAGGCGCGCCGGACTCCGGTTTCACCGGTGAACCTGACCGAAATAAAACAAGCGGTCAACAGACTACATTCTGAGTTGGGAATGGGATTTGAAGAGCGGCGGGTATTCCGACGATATAAAGGGACAGGAGAACAGAATACGTCCGGAAACGCGCGGTCAAAAAAATGCTAAAAAATATCTGAGAGCGTTATTGCCTGTTACCATAAGAAAAAGCGACTTTAGTGGTCGCTTTTTGTGTCATATATAAGTCGTTTAAGTAAACCTGTCTGAACAGGTTCTCTGGTCGTGTTTGTCTTTGTTGGGTACAAATTGAGAATATTTTTCATTAATTAATCTTCTTCTGCAGGCTTCAATAACCCACGCTGAAAAATTTCCTGAACCTTTCAGATCAAGAGCGATGTTAATTTGTTCAATCATCTGGTTTGGAAATCGGATGTTGCGGGTTGTTGTTCTGCGGGTTCTGTTCTTTGATGACATAATGTTGCCCCATATTCAGTGTTGCTGATTTGTATTATCTGAAGTTGCTTTTACGTTAATTTGATGCAGATCAATTAATACGATACCTGCGTCATAATTGATTATTTGACGTGGTTTGATGGCGTAGATGCACGTTGTGACATGTAGATGATAATTATTATCATTTTGCGGGTCCTTTCCGGCGATCCGACCGGTTACGGGGCGGCGACCTCGCGGGTTTTCGCTATTTATGAAAATTTTCCGGGGAAAATCATGTCGGTACTTCTCGAACATAACTATTTGTTTTTTCTAATATCGAATCCGTAAAGGTCCGACATGAAAACGCCTGAAAAAGTCATTTTCGGGCACTTTCATGTCGGACCCTGTATTTGTTGTGAGACTGTTTCATGAAGGTTAATAAAAAGAAACTTGCCGAAATTTTCAACGTGGATCCGCGAACGATTGAACGCTGGCAGTCTCAGGGGCTCCCTTGCGTCTCCGGAGGTGGTAAGGGCGTTGAATCTGTATTTGATACCGCCACGGCAATTCAGTGGTATGCGCAGAGGGAAGCTGATATCGAAAATGAAAAACTCCGTAAAGAGGTTGAGGATTACAGGGCTGCCAGCGAGGCAGATCTCCAGCCTGGGACTATTGAGTACGAATGCCATCGACTTACGCGTGCGCAGGCTGACGCCCAGGAGCTGAAGAATGCCAGAGACTCCGCAGAAGTGGTGGAAACCGCATTCTGTACTTTCGTGCTGTCACGGATCGCAGGTGAAATTGCCAGTATTCTTGACGGGATCCCTCTCTCAGTACAGCGGCGTTTTCCGGAACTGGAAAACCGACATGTTGATTTCCTGAAACGGGATATTATCAAAGCCATGAACAAAGCAGCCGCGCTGGATGAACTGATACCGGGGTTGCTGAGTGAATATATCGAACAGTCAGATTGATATTCTGCGGCGTGATGTACGCGCCGGGCTGCGAGCCCTGTTCAGGCCGGAGCCACAGACTGCCGTTGAATGGGCGGATGCCAGTTACTATCTCCCGAAAGAATCCGCATACCAGGAAGGGCGCTGGGAAACACTACCCTTTCAGCGGGCTATCATGAATGCGATGGGCAGCGACTACATCCGCGAGGTGAATGTGGTGAAGTCTGCCCGTGTTGGTTATTCAAAAATGCTGCTGGGTGTTTATGCCTACTTCATAGAGCATAAGCAGCGTAACACCCTTATCTGGTTGCCGACGGATGGTGATGCCGAGAACTTTATGAAAACCCACGTCGAGCCTACCATCCGCGATATTCCGTCGCTGCTGTCTCTGGCCCCGTGGTATGGCAAAAAGCACCGGGATAACACGCTCACTATGAAGCGTTTCACCAATGGTCGTGGCTTCTGGTGCCTGGGCGGTAAAGCGGCAAAAAACTACCGTGAAAAGTCGGTTGATGTGGCGGGTTATGATGAACTTGCTGCCTTTGATGAGGATATTGAACAGGAAGGCTCTCCGACGTTCCTGGGTGACAAGCGTATTGAAGGCTCGGTCTGGCCAAAGTCCATCCGTGGCTCCACGCCCAAAGTGAGAGGCACCTGCCAGATTGAGCGTGCAGCCAGTGAATCCCCGCATCTTATGCGTTTTCATGTTGCCTGCCCGCACTGCGGGGAGGAGCAGTATCTTAAATTCGGCGACAAAGAGACGCCGTTTGGCCTCAAATGGACGCCGGATGACCCCTCCAGCGTGTTTTGTCTCTGCGAGCATAATGCCTGCGTCATCCGCCAGCAGGAGCTGGACTTTACTGATGCCCGTTATATCTGCGAAAAGACCGGGATCTGGACCCGTGATGGCATTCTCTGGTTTTCGTCATCCGGTGAAGAGATTGAACCGCCTGACAGTGTGACCTTTCACATCTGGACGGCGTACAGCCCGTTCACCACCTGGGTGCAGATTGTCAAAGACTGGATGAAGACGAAAGGGGATACGGGAAAACGTAAAACCTTCGTGAACACCACGCTCGGTGAGACGTGGGAAGCGAAAATCGGCGAACGTCCGGATGCTGAAGTGATGGCAGAGCGGAAAGAGCATTATTCAGCGTCCGTTCCTGATCGTGTGGCTTACCTGACCGCCGGTATCGACTCCCAGCTGGACCGCTACGAAATGCGCGTATGGGGATGGGGGCCGGGTGAGGAAAGCTGGCTGATTGACCGGCAGATTATTATGGGCCGCCACGACGATGAACAGACGCTGCTGCGTGTGGATGAGGCCATCAATAAAACCTATACCCGCCGGAATGGTGCAGAAATGTCGGTATCCCGTATCTGCTGGGATACTGGCGGGATTGACCCGACCATTGTGTATGAACGCTCGAAAAAACATGGGCTGTTCCGGGTGATCCCCATTAAAGGGGCATCCGTCTACGGAAAGCCGGTGGCCAGCATGCCACGTAAGCGAAACAAAACGGGGTTTACCTTACCGAAATCGGTACGGATACCGCGAAAGAGCAGATTTATAACCGCTTCACACTGACGCCGGAAGGGGATGAACCGCTTCCCGGTGCCGTTCACTTCCCGAATAACCCGGATATTTTTGATCTTACCGAAGCGCAGCAACTGACTGCTGAAGAGCAGGTCGAAAAATGGGTGGATGGCAGGAAAAAAATACTGTGGGACAGCAAAAAGCGACGCAATGAGGCGCTCGACTGCTTCGTTTATGCGCTGGCGGCGCTGCGCATCAGTATTTCCCGCTGGCAGCTGGATCTCAGTGCACTGCTGGCGAGCCTGCAGGAAGAGGATGGTGCAGCAACCAACAAGAAAACACTGGCAGAATACGCCCGTGCCTTATCCGGAGAGGATGAATGACGCGACAGGAAGAACTTGCCGCTGCCCGTGCGGCACTGCATGACCTGATGACAGGAAAACGGGTGGCAACGGTACAGAAAGACGGACGGCGAGTGGAGTTTACGACCACTTCCGTGTCTGACCTGAAAAAATACATTGCTGAGCTGGAAGTGCAGACCGGCATGACACAGCGACGCAGGGGACCAGCAGGATTTTATGTATGAAAATGTCCACCATTCCCACCCTTCTGGGGCCGGACGGCATGACATCGCTGCGTGAATATGCCGGTTATCACGGCGGTGGCAGCGGATTTGGTGGGCAGTTGCGGGCGTGGAACCCACCGGGTGAAAGTGTGGATGCAGCCCTGCTGCCCAACTTTACCCGTGGCAATGCCCGCGCAGACGATCTGGTACGCAATAACGGCTATGCCGCCAACGCCATCCAGTTGCATCAGGATCATATCGTCGGGTCTTTTTTCCGGCTCAGTCATCGCCCAAGCTGGCGCTATCTGGGCATCGGGGAGGAAGAAGCCCGTGCCTTTTCCCGCGAGGTTGAAGCGGCATGGAAAGAGTTTGCCGAAGATGACTGTTGCTGCATTGACGTTGAGCGAAAACGCACGTTTACCATGATGATTCGGGAAGGTGTGGCCATGCACGCCTTTAACGGTGAACTGTTCGTTCAGGCCACCTGGGATACCCGTCCCTCGCGACTGTTCCGGACACAGTTCCGGATGGTCACGACCCGAAGCGCATCAGCCAACCCGAACAATACCAGCGACAGCCGGAACTGCCGTGCCGGTGTGCAGATTAATGACAGCGGTGCGGCGCTGGGATATTACGTCAGCGAGGACGGGTATCCTGGCTGGATGCCGCAGAAATGGACATGGATACCCCGCGAGTTACCCGGCGGTCGTGCTTCGTTCATTCACGTCTTTGAACCCGTGGAGGACGGGCAGACCCGCGGTGCAAATGTGTTTTACAGCGTGATGGAGCAGATGAAGATGCTCGACACGCTGCAGAACACGCAGCTGCAGAGCGCCATTGTGAAGGCGATGTATGCCGCCACCATTGAGAGTGAGCTGGATACGCAGTCAGCGATGGATTTTATTCTGGGCGCGAACAGTCAGGAGCAGCGGGAAAGGCTGACCGGCTGGATTGGTGAAATTGCCGCGTATTACGCCGCAGCACCGGTCCGTCTGGGAGGCGCAAAAGTGCCGCACCTGATGCCGGGGGACTCACTGAACCTGCAGACGGCACAGGACACGGATAACGGCTACTCCGTGTTTGAGCAGTCACTGCTGCGGTATATCGCTGCCGGGCTGGGTGTCTCGTATGAGCAGCTTTCCCGGAATTACGCCCAGATGAGCTACTCCACGGCACGGGCCAGTGCGAACGAGTCGTGGGCGTACTTTATGGGGCGGCGGAAATTCGTCGCATCCCGTCAGGCGAGCCAGATGTTTCTGTGCTGGCTGGAAGAGGCCATCGTTCGCCGCGTGGTGACGTTACCTTCAAAAGCGCGCTTCAGCTTTCAGGAAGCCCGCAGTGCCTGGGGGAACTGCGACTGGATAGGCTCCGGTCGTATGGCCATCGATGGTCTGAAAGAAGTTCAGGAAGCGGTGATGCTGATAGAAGCCGGACTGAGCACCTACGAGAAAGAGTGCGCGAAACGCGGTGACGACTATCAGGAAATTTTTGCCCAGCAGGTCCGTGAAACGATGGAGCGCCGCGCAGCTGGTCTTAAACCGCCCGCCTGGGCGGCTGCGGCATTTGAATCCGGGCTGCGACAATCAACAGAGGAGGAGAAGAGTGACAGCAGAGCTGCGTAATCTCCCGCATATTGCCAGCATGGCTTTTAATGAGCCGCTGATGCTTGAACCCGCCTATGCGCGGGTTTTCTTTTGTGCGCTTGCAGGCCAGCTTGGGATCAGCCGCCTGACGGATGCAGTATCCGGCGACAGCCTGACTGCCGGAGAGGCACCCGCGGCGCTGGCGTTATCCGGTGATGATGACGGACCACGACAGGCCCGGAGTTATCAGGTCATGAACGGCATCGCCGTGCTGCCGGTGTCCGGTACGCTGGTCAGCCGGACGCGGGCGCTGCAGCCGTATTCGGGAATGACCGGTTACAACGGCATTATCGCCCGTCTGCAACAGGCTGCCAGCGATCCGATGGTGGACGGCATTCTGCTCGATATGGACACACCGGGCGGGATGGTGGCGGGAGCATTTGACTGTGCTGACATCATCGCCCGTGTGCGAGACATAAAACCGGTATGGGCGCTGGCCAACGACATGAACTGCAGTGCAGGTCAGCTGCTTGCCAGCGCCGCCTCCCGGCGTCTGGTCACGCAGACCGCCCGGACAGGCTCCATCGGCGTCATGATGGCTCACAGTAATTACGGTGCTGCCCTGGAGAAACAGGGCGTGGAAATCACGCTGATTTACAGCGGCAGCCATAAGGTGGATGGCAACCCCTACAGCCATCTACCGGGTGATGTCCGGGAAACACTGCAGTCCCGGATGGATGCAACCCGCCGGATGTTTGCGCAGAAGGTGTCGGCATATACCGGCCTGTCCGTGCAGGCTGTGCTGGATACCGAGGCTGCAGTGTACAGCGGTCAGGAGGCCATTGATGCCGGACTGGCTGATGAACTTGTCAACAGCACCGATGCGATCACCGTTATGCGTGATGCACTGGATGCACGTAAATCCCGTCTCTCAGGAGGGCGAATGACCAAAGAGACTCAATCAACAACTGTTTCAGCCACTGCTTCGCAGGCTGACGTTACTGGCGTGGTGCCAGCGACGGAGGGCGAAAACGCCAGCGCGGCGCAGCCGGACGTGAACGCGCAGATCACCGCTGCGGTTGCGGCAGAAAACAGCCGCATTATGGGGATCCTCAACTGTGAGGAGGCTCACGGACGCGAAGAACAGGCCCGCGTGCTGGCAGAAACCCCCGGTATGACCGTGGAAACGGCCCGCCGCATTCTGGCCGCAGCACCACAGAGTGCACAGGCGCGCAGTGATACTGCGCTGGATCGTCTGATGCAGGGGGCTCCGGCACCGCTGGCTGCAGGTAACCCGGCATCTGATGCCGTTAACGATTTGCTGAACACACCAGTGTAAGGGATGTTTATGACGAGCAAAGAAACCTTTACCCATTACCAGCCGCTGGGCAACAGTGACCCGGCTCATACCGCAACCGCGCCCGGCGGATTGAGTGCGAAAGCGCCTGCAATGACCCCGCTGATGCTGGACACCTCCAGCCGTAAGCTGGTTGCGTGGGATGGCACCACCGACGGTGCTGCCGTTGGCATTCTTGCGGTTGCTGCTGACCAGACCAGCACCACGCTGACGTTCTACAAGTCCGGCACGTTCCGTTATGAGGATGTGCTCTGGCCGGAGGCTGCCAGCGACGAGACGAAAAAACGGACCGCGTTTGCCGGAACGGCAATCAGCATCGTTTAACCTGACCCTTCATCACTAAAGGCCGCCTGTGCGGCTTTTTTTACGGGATTTTTTTATGTCGATGTACACAACCGCCCAACTGCTGGCGGCAAATGAGCAGAAATTTAAGTTTGATCCGCTGTTTCTGCGTCTCTTTTTCCGTGAGAGCTATCCCTTCACCACGGAGAAAGTCTATCTCTCACAAATTCCGGGACTGGTAAACATGGCGCTGTACGTTTCGCCGATTGTTTCTGGTGAGGTTATCCGTTCCCGTGGCGGCTCCACCTCTGAATTTACGCCGGGATATGTCAAGCCGAAGCATGAAGTGAATCCGCAGATGACCCTGCGTCGCCTGCCGGATGAAGATCCGCAGAATCTGGCGGACCCGGCTTACCGCCGCCGTCGCATCATCATGCAGAACATGCGTGACGAAGAGCTGGCCATTGCTCAGGTCGAAGAGATGCAGGCAGTTTCTGCCGTGCTCAAGGGCAAATACACCATGACCGGTGAAGCCTTCGATCCGGTTGAGGTGGATATGGGCCGCAGTGCGGCGAACAACATCACGCAGTCCGGCGGCACGGAGTGGAGCAAGCGTGACAAGTCCACGTATGACCCGACCGACGATATCGAAGCCTACGCGCTGAACGCCAGCGGCGTGGTGAATATCATCGTGTTTGACCCGAAAGGCTGGGCGCTGTTCCGTTCCTTCAAAGCCGTCAGGGAGAAGCTGGATACCCGTCGCGGCTCTCATTCCGAACTGGAGACAGCGGTAAAAGACCTGGGCAAAGCGGTGTCTTATAAGGGAATGTATGGCGATGTGGCCATCGTCGTGTATTCCGGACAGTACGTGGAAAACGGCGTCAAAAAGAACTTCCTGCCGGACAACACGATGGTGCTGGGGAACACTCAGGCACGCGGTCTGCGCACCTATGGCTGCATTCAGGATGCGGACGCACAGCGCGAAGGCATTAACGCCTCTGCCCGTTACCCGAAAAACTGGGTGACCACCGGCGATCCGGCGCGTGAGTTCACCATGATTCAGTCAGCACCGCTGATGCTGCTGGCTGACCCTGATGAGTTCGTGTCCGTACAACTGGCGTAATCATGGCCCTTCGGGGCCATTGTTTTTCTGTGGAGGAGTCCATGACGAAAGATGAACTGATTGCCCGTCTCCGCTCGCTGGGTGAACAACTGAACCGTGATGTCAGCCTGACGGGGACGAAAGAAGAACTGGCGCTCCGTGTGGCAGAGCTGGAAGAGGAGCTTGATGACACGGATGAAACTGCCGGTCAGGACACCCCTCTCAGCCGGGAAAATGTGCTGACCGGACATGAAAATGAGGTGGGATCAGCGCAGCCGGATACCGTGATTCTGGATACGTCTGAACTGGTCACGGTCGTGGCACTGGTGAAGCTGCATACTGATGCACTTCACGTCACGCGGGATGAACCTGTGGCATTTGTGCTGCCGGGAACGGCGTTTCGTGTCTCTGCCGGTGTGGCAGCCGAAATGACAGAGCGCGGCCTGGCCAGAATGCAATAACGGGAGGCGCTGTGGCTGATTTCGATAACCTGTTCGATGCTGCCATTGCCCGCGCCGATGAAACGATACGCGGGTACATGGGAACGTCAGCCACCATGACATCCGGTGAGCGGTCCGGCGCAGTAATACGTGGTGTTTTTGATGACCCTGAAAATATCAGCTATGCCGGACAGGGCGTGCGCGTTGAAGGCTCCAGCCCGTCCCTGTTTGTCCG